CTTTAAGCCGGGATTTCAAATTGGGTTGCAAAATTTCGATGATATCTTTTCAACATACACTGGTCAATTCATTACTGTTACTGGTATTCCTAGTTCCGGTAAGAGCGATTTCGTCGATCAAATGGTTGTCGGATATAATAATAACTACGGATGGAAAACAGCGTTTGCGTCGCCAGAAAATCAACCAACTTATCTACACGCTCATAAATTAATGCGTAAGACTTGGCAAGGTATGCCAACTAAAGAAGATATTGGAGGGGATAGATGGAATCAGATAGCGGATCATTGTAATAGTAATTACTTCCACATTGACATGGAACGTTATACTTTAGAGTCTGTACTTCGTAAAGGGGCTGAGCTTGTTAAACGTAAAGGTATTAAATGTTTAGTTATAGATCCATTTAATAAGGTTAGAGATGTAGACTGTAAGACAGAGGATGTTAATAGATATACTATGGAATACTTAAGCAAGATTGAAATCTTTGCTAAGAAGTATGATGTATTGGTATTTATTGTTGCTCACCCTACTAAGATGTACAAAAACCAAAACGGTGTAATAGATGAACCTACAATGTATTCTATTAAAGGTGGAGGTGAATGGTACGATGCTTCTTATCATGGTATACTAGTGCATAGGAATTATGAAGACAACACTGTTAAAGCTAAAGTACTTAAGGTTAAGTTTCAAAACTTAGGTACTAATCAAGCCGAAGCTCATTTTAAATGGGATCCAAAGTCGGGTTGTTTCATACCTCATGAGCCAGTTAATTTAGCTGGTGAAAAAATGCCCTGGGAATAAATGCCTAGTATATATGGAAAGCGTACTAAACCTATGCCGCCGTATGCGAGAAGTGAAGAAGAAGATAAGTGGTATAAGTATTGTGTTAGAAACAATATAAGAATATCACCTTACGGTATACAAAACGATACTGATCACTGGTATATAGCTATTAGTTTAGGAGCTTATACAAAATGGGAAAAGCCTAACTTATCACCTAGTAAGTATTGTAGAAATACAATTTGGCCGGAATATTATAAAATGTGTAAATATTATTATGATAAATATAGAAAATGAATACAGAGGATTATTATCAGAAATACTCGACAGAGGATTGGATAAGTCGGATAGAACAGGGACTGGGACGAAGTCTGTCTTCGGAAGAACGATTAGACACGATATGTCACTTGGCTTCCCTATACTTACAGGAAAGAAGATAAGCTTTAATGCAGCAAGAACAGAGTTACTTTGGATATTACAAGGCAGAACTGATCTTAAGTACTTAGAAGATAACGGTGTTAAGTATTGGCGACCAGATTATGAACGTTCAGGCAGAACAGATGAAACATTAGGTCCTGTATATGGAAAACAATGGCGTGATTTTAACGGCATAGATCAGCTTTATAATCTTGTGTATAGCATCAATACTAATCCAGACTCTAGACGTCTTATGGTTAGCGCATGGGCTCCACATGAGATGAAAGATATGGTATTGCCTCCGTGTCATTATGCTTTTCAAATATATATTAATAACGGCACAATGGATTTGATGTGGCAACAACGTTCGGCTGATGTATTCTTAGGTTTACCTTACGATATTACAATGTACGGTTTACTATTAGAAATGTTAGCTCACGGAGCCGGTTTAAAAGCTGGCCAATTAGTAGGGCAACTTGGTGATTGTCATTTGTATAATAACCATTTAGATCAAGCTAAACTATATCTTGAAAGACCAAAGCGAGCATTACCTAGTATAACATTAGAAGAAGGAGTTAGAATATCTAAAAAGATGGATGCGTTTTTTAGGTCAAAATTATTAATTCCAGAAAAAAGTGAAATCAAATTAAATAACTACAATCCTTATCCTGCAATCAAAGCAGAGTTAAGTGTTGGTAAATAAAATTATATGAAAAAAACAATGTTATTAACAATATTTACTATTTTATCTTGCTCTCCAGTAAAGGAGTATAAGGCTTCATTTGAATGCAATCCAGTTTATGAATATCAAGATTTTTTAATAGAAAAAGTTGATATGTTAGCCAAAGACTGTTATTCAGCAGACGATCTAATAGATATAATATTACAGAAAAAATGATATATTATTTATACCATATTCCAGGTAAAAAAATAGGAGTAACGCGTAATCTTAATACAAGAGTAACCCTTATGCAAGGCTATAAGGAGGGAGAGTATGAGGTTCTTGAACAGTCAGACGATATAAATTATATATCAGACCGTGAAATAGAACTTCAAAAGTCTTATGGCTACAGAAAAGACCGAACATTATATAAAAATCTATTCAAATTAAATATGAAAGTAAACCCAACAGAACAAACAAGCACGTTTCCTGTTCCTATAAATAAACTTAAGGGTAACCTTATGGATAATGTAGGATTAGAATGGGAAACTCCAGACTATAAGTTTAAATTAGAAAAAGAACATATACCCTGGATAATGCAGAACGCAAGAACCTCGATGTTTAACGATGATCGAAGCTATATTTACAATAAGGCTTTCTATGAGGCCTTTTTTAATCTAGAGCATAATCCAAAGCCAACAGCATTAAATAGCGCTAGATTTGATTTAATAAGATCCTGGGCTGCTGAAAGAGGTATATATGACAATGGCAATTCGCATACTCAATATGTTAAGCTTATGGAAGAAGCCGGAGAGCTTGCTCAAGCTTTGCTAAAAAATGATAAGCCAGAAATACAAGACGCCATTGGCGATATGGTTGTAGTTTTAACTAACTTAGCTTATCAAGAAAATTTTCAAATAGAAGATTGTATTGATAGTGCTTACGCTGAAATAGCGCAGCGTAAAGGTAAAATGATTAACGGAACGTTTGTAAAACAAACATTATAATGTACATAAAAACACACGTTAAGTACAAAAAACGTGTATAACGCATATAAAAACGTACATAAACCTAATAAACGCATAAATTAATATAAAAATCATAATGAAGAAAAAACAAATAGAATTTAGAGACCCAGTTGTTGAACGCGTTGTTGACAAGTTTGTATCAAGATCTGACGTAGGCTTTGCAAAGTATGGTGTAACACTCAATGACGACAAATCAAATTTGTTTGCTTGGATTAATCACTTGCAAGAAGAATTAATGGATGCTGTATTATATATGCAAAAGTTAAAAGAATCCAGCACGGAAGAAATGCAAGAAGCATTGCTAAGAAATATTGAGGTCCATGAGGAAACAACCATATAAAAGAAAAAGCAAAAAACGTGGGCCAGTACAAGCGAAGAAGGTATCATATGATGGTATCAACTTTGCTTCAGGCCTAGAACGTTATATGTATATGGCTTTAAAAAAAGCTAAAATTAAAGCCAAGTATGAAGGAGAAACTTTTGTTTTACTTAATGGTTTTCATTTTGAAAACGAAGTCTATGAAAGACAAGCTAATGGCAAAGGTGAATATAAAAATAGAGGTTGCAAAAGAATACTTCCTATCAAATACACTCCTGATTTTATTGGCGATGATTTTATAATAGAAACTAAAGGTCGTGCAAACGAAAGTTTCCCTATGCGTTGGAAGTTATTCAAGCAATTAATTGTTAGGCAATTTCCAAACGTAACACTATACAAACCACAAAATCAAAAAGAATGCGACGAAACAGTAGCAATAATCCTTTCGAAGCAAAAAGGATAGCTAGACAAAAGTATGCAGAACGACAGATCGACAAGTTTGTAAAATGGAGTTGGGATGTTAGAGGTAAAGTTAAATATAATGAATTAATAGAATTAATGGACAAACATAATATAATAGCATATGGAAGTGAATAACGAGAAAAAAGGATGGTCATTAAGCTTAGGCTTTTATCCAGGAATACTGTTTGGCTTTAGGTCTTATGAAGAGCCAGAGCACACAACACACGTACTTTACGTACCATTCGTAGATTTAGCATTAGAAGTTTTTAATTAATGGGATTGTTTAACGAGCGCATAGCGTACAAACCATTTGAATATCCTGATTATTATACGGAAGGCTGGCTGAAGCAAGCTCAAGCATTTTGGTTGCATACAGAGATATCAATGCAGAGCGATATTAAAGATTGGAAAGAAAAACTAAATGATAAAGAAAAGAGTCTGGTCGGTAATATATTACTCGGCTTTGCGCAGACGGAATGCGCGGTTTCTGATTACTGGACACAAAAGGTAGTTGGATGGTTTCCGAAACACGAAATACAACAAATGGCAATGATGTTTGGATCGCAAGAAACTGTACATGCCGTTGCATATAGTTATCTAAATGAAACACTTGGTCTTGAAAATTATGAAGCCTTTTTACATGAGCCTGCAACTGCTGAAAGGTTTGATAACTTGGTTGCTTATGGCGGGACAAGCTCTGTTGGTATTGGGAAGTCTCTTGCTGTTTTTAGCGCTTTTGCTGAGGGGGTTAGTTTATATTCTGCTTTTGCTGTTCTCTATTCTTTTCAATTAAGAAACTTATTAAAAGGTATAGGCCAACAAATGAAGTGGTCCGTAAGAGACGAATCTTTGCACAGTAAAATGGGTTGTAAGTTGTTCCGCGATATGTGTAGTGAAAACAATCAATTGCTGAACTTATGTCGAGAAGATATAATAAAAGCTGCGGAAACAATGATTAAATTAGAAACTAAATATATTGACAAAATGTTTGAAGCAGGAGATATTGAAGGTATATCTGCTAATGATTTAAAACACTTTATAAGAAAAAGAACAAATGAAAAACTTGTGGAACTTGGTTATGTTGACTTGGGATCGTATTTTGCGTATGACACCAAAGCAGCAGGCAATCTTGATTGGTTCTATCATCTTACCGGCGGGGTCACTCATACTGATTTTTTCGCAACTAGGCCGACAGATTACTCGAAGGCTGGGGAGGGCGAAGACTTCGAAAACATCTGGTAAAATATTGATAACAGAAGAAGATATATATAATGATTTATATAAAAGATAATTTTTTAGATAACGAAAAATTTAATGCGCTTCAGGTAGAGCTTGCTGGTAATGAATACAAAACCGTGTTACAAGGAGGCAAGGATTTTCATATTCAAAATGCCCACCCTGAATTTATAAAGCATGTAGAGCAACTGCTTGGAAGTATTGAAAATAAAAAAGTAAAATCTATATTATCTTTTTTTAGATTAGCAAACAAAGACAAAGATGGTGAATGGAGGATACATGCGGATAACGTAATAAACGATCAGCTGCCAGACAGAGCGATTGTGCTATACATGTCAAAGCCGACTAATGGTTTAAACGGCACAGCTTTTTGGTCTCATTATGGAGAGGGCTACAAGCTAGATGATATAAAAAATTTTAATAAAATACTAATCGACGACGCTAATGATGCTTATAAATGGAATTTAGAATCTGTTGTGGGGCATAAAGAAAATAGAATAGTTTCTTACCCTTGCAATTATTTTCATAGTAAATATCCAAACAAACACATTAGCGAGCGAGAGGTATTTGTAATGTTTTATAAAACTTATGAAAAATCAAAAACAAAGTAAAATAGATTTAGTAGAAAAAAAAATACAAGCGTTAATAAACGTTGTAAAACAATTGTTAGATGAGAATGCTTACCTAAAAGATTTAGCAGTGGGTACTTTAGAAACAATTAAATTAATGGACGATTATGAGGAAGCTATCAACAAGCTTAAAGAAAAAATGGCTGCAGAATCTGGTGAGACAGAAGAAGCTGACGCCGGTGGAAAGATTATCGAGTAGATTAGGATATATGGGGACGGCATTTATGATGATGTCTCCCCATTTACTACCAGATCAAACAGGCATAATTACATATATGATAGCCGGCATAATATCAATACCACAAGTATTCGTTGCAAAACAATGGAACTTAGTGGCAGTTAACTTAAACGTAGCAATAGCCTACACAATACTATACTTTACATAATGTGGAATGAAAACTGGAAAAAAGGTGAAGATTACCCTGCGTGGGGTAACAACGACGTATACAAGAAGACTATATCCGGGGGATATTTATTCGACGGAGAAACACCAAGAGAAGCATACCAAAGAGTCGCTAAAACAGTTGCTCGTAGGTTATATAAGCCTGAAATGGCTGAAGTATTTTTTAATTATATCTGGAATGGTTGGTTATGTCTTGCTAGTCCGGTTCTTAGTAACACAGGGACCGATCGTGGCCTACCTATTAGCTGCTTCGGTATTGATGTCGCTGATAGTATACAAGATATCGGTCAAAAAAATCTAGAAATGATGCTACTCGCTAAGCACGGCGGTGGAGTTGGTATCGGAGTTAATCAAATAAGACCCGCTGGCGCAAAAATAACAGGCAATGGAACAAGTGACGGGGTTGTCCCCTTTTGTAAAATATACGATTCAACGATCCTTGCAACTAATCAAGGGTCTGTCAGACGAGGAGCTGCTTCAGTTAATATTAACATTGAGCACGACGATTTTGGAGAGTGGCTTGAAATCAGAGAACCTAAAGGGGATGTTAACAGACAATCGCTTAATTTACATCAATGCGCAGTTGTTGGTGATAAATTTATGCGAAAGCTTGAACAAGGAGATAAGGACGCTAGAGATAGATGGAGTAAACTACTTAGAAAGCGGAAAGCAACTGGAGAACCGTATATCATGTTTAAAGGAAATGTTAACAAAGCGAATCCAGCAGCATATAAAGACAATGGATTAAAGGTTCACATGACTAATATATGTAGCGAAATAACATTGCACACAGACGAGAATCATAGCTTTGTATGCTGTTTGTCGTCATTAAATTTAGCGAAATATGAAGAATGGAAAGACACTAATCTTATATACGACTCTATCTGGTTTCTTGATGGCGTTATGGAAGAATTTATACAAAGAGCGAAGGGACTTAGAGGATTCGAAAATGCTGTACGTTCAGCTCAAAAAGGAAGGGCCTTGGGCTTGGGGGTCCTCGGATGGCATACATATCTCCAGGAAAAAGGTATTCCTTTCGAAGGTTTATTATCTCAGTTTGAAACTAGGAAAATATTTTCACAAATTAAGATTGAAAGCGAGAGAGCTTCCATGGCTCTTGCTGAAATTTATGGCGAACCTTTGTGGTGTGCTGGTACTGGTTATCGCAATACTCACTTGCGTGCTGTTGCTCCCACTGTTAGTAATAGCAAGCTTAGCGGAAATGTTTCGCCAGGAATAGAGCCTTGGGCAGCTAATGTATTTACTGAGCAATCAGCTAAAGGAACTTTTATAAGAAAAAATCCTACGCTTTTAAAGTTATTAAGAAAACATAAAATCAATAATAATGAAATATGGAATAAAATACTCTCTGATGGCGGTAGCGTTCAGGATATACCTGAGCTTGATGGGATTACTGTGGGACACGATACACCTGCGAAGGAAGTGTTTAAAACGTTTAAAGAGATTAACCAATTGGAGTTAGTTAATCAAGCTGGACTACGTCAGCAGTATATAGATCAATCAGTTAGTTTGAATTTAGCTTTCCCAAGTGAAGCCACACCTAAGTGGCTTAATAAAGTTCATTTTGAAGCTTGGAAGAAAGGTGTTAAAACTTTATACTATACTCGAACAGAAAGTGTTCTGCGTGGTGATATTGCAGCTACAGCAATGAATGAAGATTGTTTAGCTTGTGACGGGTAGTAATAATTCAATGAAAGTACTTAAAATTAGTGCTTTGCTCAAGACTTTACTAAAATCAAAAAAGGGCTCTCGTTATGAGGGCCCTTCTTGGTTACAGGAACTATTAGGTATGGTACGCCTATTTATCTTGTTCCTTTTTAATATGTCCACATTACATCGGGACTTTTATCTTTGTCAATGTCCACATGTATAAAGCTATTTCCAACTCCTATTCTATTAAACCCTACTAATATTAAGATCTGTATTAATAAAAATCTATCATTAGAGTTAGAACAAGATATATCTGCTGCTAATCCTTTTAAATGAGAAGACGACGCAACCCCTCCAACCTTTGCATTATGTTTTTTTGTTCGATACCCACTGTTTATAGTTATGGTTTTATCAAACAATTTTCTAGCTGCATCTAGCATGGATATTAACTCGTCCTTTACAAGCTGCCCACTGCCTTGTACATCAGGTGAATCAAATTCTTCGTAATTAAAATATTTAAACTTCATTCATTCTTTATTTTTTATATTTGCTAACTCTTCCCTTAGTATTTTTTTCTCTTTTAGCCGAGGCTTTTTCAGCAGGAGTTAATTCACTCCAAGTAGAAGGTGTATTTTTTGAAACTTTCTTAGTTGGTCTAAAAGTGTTTTCACCTTTGCTATAATCTGGTTCACCGCTTGGTGTTTCCCATTTTTCTTTAAACCAACGATTTAAGTTTTTAAACGGTGAGTTCATTCTAAAAGGCGAGCTCATTATTTTTTTGATGAGTTACCCCAGTTAGCAACACCAACCTTTCTGCACTTAACCATAGCTCCGCTTCTATAAGCTGAATTTCCACCTTTATATCTTGATGCAACTTTTTTATAGCAAGCATCTTTTGCGTGGAAAGGACTATTATGGCCTTTACCAATAGCTTTCAATCTAGCTTCGTTATCCCACCATTCTCTATCTTTTTCCATATCTATTTTAGTTTTTTACTTGCTGCTAATGTTGAGTCTAATTTTCTATAATACTCTTCCCAATAAGCTTTATCTATAGCTTCTTGCTTTAGACGTTTTTCTAAAGTATTCTTTGCTCTAGTTTCTTTTGCTTTTATTTTACCCTCTTCTTTTCTAACAGCTTTAGCTCCGGTTTTTATTAGCTCATGCTCTTCGTTTACAGCTCCTACGTCATAAGTTTTCCACCCTAAACTTAAAGCTATTCTTTGTCCAGCACTATTTCTACTATCCATCGCTTCTGTTATAGCATCAATTTCTCTTACCATTCTTTCTAAAGGTATATTAGTGAATGCTTCAACTTCTGATCCTAACACACTGTATGACGGGCTAAGATTAAATTTACCATCTATAGTAACATCCCATCCCCTTTCTTTAATTACATCTTTATCAAATTTTTTGGTTTGTATACCTCCATACATTTTTCTTAGCTTAGATCCTATTGGTGGAGATATGTTAGCCGCTGTCAGTACCGTGTAAGTATGGTCAGCTGTAAATCCTTTAGCATCCTGCTTTTCGTATTCTTGATATATATTTTTTAAAGTAGATACAACCGCTCCTGGTAAACCAAACCCTCCTTTTAAAGTGGTGTCTATCATGCTATTTATAATACGAGATTGCTTAGTACTAACAACTTTACCGTATTTTAACTTTTGTTCTTCTTCGGTTAATTCGTCATCATCGTCATCAAATCCTGGTATTAAGGCAAACAATGCAGATTGTAAAGCTGAGAATATTAAATTTTGTATTGCTCCATAATAAACCATTTTACTAACATTACCCATGTCACTTTGTAATTGGGTTTGACCAGGCTTTCTTCTTCTGTTATATAAATCTTGAAAAGATTTCTTTATAGATCTATTTAATTGTATAGGTGTATTTTGAAAGGCTAATATCAATCTACCTAAAGGACTTGCTTGATCGGATGATATTAAAGCTGGATCACCTGATTGTTGTGTTTCTTCTGATATTTGGCTAAAGTCTTCGAATGCTTGGGCTTCTGCTTCTGCTTTACTCATACCTTTTTTCATTAAAGAATTAACTCTATTACGGTAAAAAGTAGCACCTCCAGATGCAATTGCAAAACTATCAACCATTTGTGTTGGTAAGAAACCTTTTTTCAATAAATAACTTAATGCGGCTGTTGCTTTGTCTTTAGATCCTTTAACAGCATTAGCAATTTCAGCTTCGTTAACGTCACCTTTAAGTCCAGATCTACGTTGTTTTAACATAGCAGAGTTGAATATCATTGCAAAGTCTTTCCAGAATTGAGGTTGATTTGCAAATGCCAATCCAGCCTTAACAGGATTGTTATCACTCCAGTTTATAAAGTTAGCAGTTGATAATGTTTGTAGTACTGCAGATCTTCTGTTAAAGAACATTATCGATCCAATAGAATTATTAACCCAATTGTTCCATCTATTTACAGTTTTGTTTGAACCAGAAGGACGGTTTGTACCATTCTCCATTCTGTAAAGTATATCTTCTAAGGCATTTCTATGCTTTGTACCATATATAGCTTCAATCTTATTAAGGTTTTGTGGGCTAAATATAATATTAGCATTTTCAATAAATTCTGCTAAGTATTCTTTTCTACCTTTCTTTTCAGTTAAACCATTAAGATCTGACAATATAGTTTGAGCATTCCAGTGTTCACCAGGTTCAGACCATTTGTCTGTCTTAGACATTAACAGTAGGCCATCTGCATAAGCTGATAAATCAGCGTCTTCCATTACTATTTTATTTAGCTTAGCTAAATCTCTTTTTGATAAGCCAGGGACATCATATCCAGCTCTAGTCCATAAACTAACTCTTATTGCTTGATCATATGTATAATCTCCGTCTGGTGTCAATTTTCCAAGTTTCTTCACAACAGGCTTAAACATTTTATTAAGCCCCTTAAAGTCGTCCTTAAACGTCTGTCGTGCTGTTTCAATAGCTCGTACTGCTTTGAAATAAGGATTGATTAATGCATCTTGAAAAAACTTTTGATCTGCATCCCCTTGTCTACCTTTACCGGCAAACGTGTAAGAAGTTAATCCTTTGAAATCATCTAATGAAGATGGCATCCAAATTTTAAATCTACCTGCTTTAGCTCCTCTACGCTTGGCTACTATATCTGAAAATTGTTTGACAGACTCAATACCTGTAGTACGTTCGATCATATCATTAAAATTCTTATCTAAAACCTGACTAAACTTAATTTTAGCTAATTGAACTTTACCTTTAACGTCAAAAGTATTTAAAGCATCTTTAACCGCTTTAACATTTCCTGTATGATCATCTGCAAAGTAAAAGTCATTATAACCTTCTGATACTTTTCCAATAATCCAATCAGCCTTAGCTTTAGGTGTTCCATTACCTAATCCAGTAATATTAGCAAGTGGTATACTTAAACCTAATTCACTAAGGAATTCTTGTATAGGACCCGCGGCATCTGCTGGTCTTGCTGTTAAAACAAATACGTCTTTAGTCCCACGCTTGTCTGCTATAATTTTAGCAACCTCAAACAATGGACCCTTGGTCCCGTTCATCACTTTACTAAACTCAGAGAAATCCCACTGAGCACCTTCGCCTTCCATCTTTACGGCATCTTTAGCAAATGTAGCTGCATCAATCTTTCCGGTAGTACCATCTGGCATTGTGTATAGCACATTACTCTTAGTCTGAGCTAGCGTGTCATCAAAGTCAAAGACTCTTATTTTTTTAGGCGTTTGAGAAAACTTAATTGTGTTAGCAAGATTAATTGCTTTTTGTTGTGTTTCCACTTCAGATAATCCCGTAACACGACTTTCTTTTATGGTAATCTTATCTGCTTGATTATAGTAATCAGCAAAACCTTCGCCTACTAATTTACCATCAATCTGCGATTCTATTGCATACTGAACCTTACCTCTTGTTAATGGATTGTAGTATCTTTGATACCAAGGACTTTTTCCTGGTACATATCCAGCTAACATCATCTTTGAAAAACCAACTTCACCAATCACATCATCCATTGTTACCGGTATAATAGCTACAACATAATCAGCTTTTAACGCATCAACATCTATATCCGTATTTTTGTTAACATAGCGGTCATATAATAAAGACATAACAACTCTCGCGGGTACAGCATGTTCATACCGGTAGTCCTTAGGATTCTGGGTTGGTAATTCCGAAGATCTCCACACTGCAGGAGCGGCGA